TATCTACTAGTATCAATACTAACATCTGTATTATTAACATTTTGTAAAGCTACAATAGTTGTATTTATAGCACCAACGATATTATTTAAAGGAGTGGACATTGCATCCATAAGCATTATAGAACCTTGTATCGTTGACATTAATCCACCTCCATTATTTCTTACTAGCTTCTTTTTCAGCTTGAATTCTTATCTGAATACTTGCCATTATAAATGCTTGTTCTTCCTTTGGAAGTTCCAAAAACTTACTAGGCAATATATGGAACTTGTGGAGGCAATAGTAAAGGATATTAGCCTCACTATCGCCCCCATTTATTAGTTTTTTGCTTCTTCAGTTAAATCTTCAAGTGTTTTAAATCCATTGATTTTTTGAACTTCTGCAAATAAGTCTTGAAACTCTCCTGGAAGTAACATAGCTGTCAATAAGTCAGGCTTGTTTTTTACTCCATAGCTGTCTTGTAATTCCTGATTTTGTAAATCTGGAAAGACAACACAAGCAGCAATTAGCATAGAAGAATACTTATTAGAATCTAATTGAGGGAATAATTGTCCTTTTTTTCCTTTTAATTCTTTAATTTCAGTATTAGCTTCTCTTAAAATTTGGTCTTCTTGTGCTGTTAAAGGTCTTATTTCCCATTCAACAACTTTTCCATCTTCATCTTTAAATCTTTCAGAAACTGCTACTTTTTTATTTTCTTTTTGCACTGCATTTTGTTTTAAGAATACTTCCATATTTGTCATTTTTCATCTCTCCTTATATCATTCCATCTAAAATATTAAAATTATTTTTAATTATAAATTTCTCAAATGTGAACTTAATTTCTTCATCTAAATATTCTGCCCCAGCATCAAATTTAGATAATATTCCACCATCAGTATTGCAACCTTGGTAAAGGATAGTTTGTCTACCTGCTTTTGAAGTAGGATCTTCATTAGAAACTTCTATTTCAAAGAAAATATCCTCTCCAGTATTTTGATACTTTTCCAATAATTCTCTAAAAATTGGAGCATTATAGTGAACTGTCATAGTTCCACTACCTTTACCACCAACAGATTTATTTCCTTTACTTACTTTACCTAAAATAGGGACTTCAGTTTTTGTTTTTTCATAATTTGCTTCAAATTTAATTGCTGTCATTAGATTGTATCTTTTACCTTCTAATGTAACATAGCATTCGCCTAAGCTACCTGATACAGCATCTTTAGCATTCATTGTTATCATATCTGCCATTTTCTATCTACCTCCTATTGAACAACAACTGTCATATAAAGAATTTCCATACAAGCTACAGGAGTAACTGGGTCTGTAACTACAACTGATTTTTTAGTTAATCCTTTTTCTACAGTAACTTTTTTAGGATCAAAGTTTTCAATAGCTTCTATTCTTTCAAGTTCTTGATGATGTGCAACTATATCTTTCCATAATCCTTCTCTTCCTGAACTTGTGTTTCTGCTTTTTCCTAAGTGCTTTTTATTAAATAGTAAAGCTATATCATTTCCGATTTGATCTAAAACTCTTATCACTTGATTAGATTGGAAGTCATCATTTCTATAAATAGTAATTGTTGTAAAACTATTTATGTCAGTTAATACATAAGGATCTCCTGAATTGTTATGGAATAATAATTGTCCTGCTTTTATTCCATTTATTAATTCAGATTGAGTAAACTTAGTATCAACTATAAAATCTCCATCATATTTTGTATTTGTCAATGTTGCATTAACCTCACAACTTGCTTCAGCACCTGTTAACCAATAAACTAATGATTGTTCTGGAGCACCTTCATCTTTAACTTTATTTTGTAAGTTTATTACTCCTTCATAATCTGCTGCATATCTATATATAACACATTGAAGTTTTACACCTACTTCATCTCTCATTCTCTTAGTCCATTGAATATATAATTTCTTTATAACTTCATCTTTAGAAGTACACCCAATAGTATTGAAAGAATGAGATTCAGCTAAATCTAAAAACTTTTGATGCTCAGCCCCAGTTACAGTAGTTAAGTTAGTCCCATTTGCTAATTTAGTTCCAGCTGTATCTGTAAGCTGAGCCGCCTTTTTAAATACAACATAATCATTATCAACTAACTCAGAAGCATTAGCAACTGTTTGAGCATCTACTTTCTTTGTTCCTAACATAGTAATAACATCTTTTTTATTAGACTCATCTATATTAGTCTTAACTATGATAGTTATATCATTACCTCTTGTTCCACTGTATTTAGCAGTTGCATAATCATTACTTGCTTTAACACCATTCCCATTTAATCTATAAAGATAAACAGTTTTAGCTTTCATAAATAAATCTCTCAAAGGTTTCATTTTTTCATCTGTATAGTCGTATCCAAAAAGTTTCATAGTATCTTTTTGAAAATCACTATTCTCAACTTTAAAAATGTCTCCATCTACTCCCCAGTCAAGTTCAGTAGCAATAGCAGCAAAACCTCTATCAGATATATTTACTGTTGCTCTTGAAGCAGAAACGAAGTTTATATATGCTCCTGGTAAAACTTTATTTTGAGTTAAAAAAGTTCCTCCACCATTCATTATTGAACCTCCTTATTCATAAAATTCTCAATCATTTCATCAATTTCAGTGAAACTATATTCTTTTTCATCTTCCAGCAAAACATTCAGTAAATCTTTTCGATCTGAATATTTTTTACTTCCTATGATTTGTTCTTTTGAATAGGTAGTTTCATCTACTACTTTCTTTTCTTTTGCCATTATTACCTCCTATCAGGCTTAACATCTGTTTTTAATTCTTCCATAAATGGTTCTTCTTCTCCTACTTTTCTTACAAATGGTTTGAAAGTTATAAAGTAATGAAGATTTCCATCTATAAACTGTGAATTTCTGTCTAATCCTCTTAATAAATCTCCTTCTTCAGTTCTAATAACTTCCAAAGTATTATTTAATTTTTGAGCCATTTCCATTAATTCCCAATTATCATCCTCATTCTTAGGAAAATACTGAATATCTAAATCTATTTTTTGTTTATATCTATTCCCTAATACCTGTTTTTCATTAGGATTTAATAGCTGAATAAAAAAGCAAGGCTCTTCAAAACCTTGCTTAATCTTATTTACATATATTTCTACTTCTGGAAATGTTTTCTCAAGAGTATTAGATATAGCACTTACTACTCTACTTAGCATTATCGAACACCTTCTTCAATATACTATCTAATTTCTTTTCTAATATAGCATCCATATTTTCTTTTATTTCATTCTCTGAAATAGTTAGCATAAATCTACCAGGAACCCAAGCTCTTTTTAACTTTTTGCCAAGTACAGCAACAAATCTACCTGGGGTTTGCCTGTGACCATACTCAACATAAGAAGCATAAAATACAGAGTTTATAACTTCAACCGAATACAAATTACCATTTTTAAAAACTTGACCTATTGTCCAACTTCTTCTTAAATTTCCACCTCTTCTACGATATATATAAGTTACATTTTTTGATGTTACACTTTTATAACCTTTTCTTTTAGCATTCCCATTTTTATCGTATTTCACATCCCCAGCTTTTATCCCCTTCTTTTTATTATCTCTTTTATAAGTTTGAAAATCATTTTCATAGTCTCCAACTGGTGTTCTAAAAATTACTTTTCTTAATAATAAAGCTCCTAAAGATTTAACAAGGCTTGCCATTATTTCAGTCTGATTTTTTTGTATATTCTCTAAATTCTTTTTCATTACTTCTAATCCAGCCATATTAATTTTTACAGCTTGTCCCATATTAAGCTCCTTTATTATCAGTTAATAAAATAACTTCTTGATGTACTGAGTATATAGCAGGGATACCTGAAGCTTTATAAGTTTTAGATATCCCATTTCTAGTTACAACTATTTTTGAATTTTCTTTTATTTCTACTTTATTTGAAAGAAATAATTTTATAACTTGATTTGTTATAGCTATCGAAGGAGTTTCACTTGTAGAAGATATATTTTGAAATGAAATCCTACATGGAATATTTTCTTGAACTAAAACTTCTTTAAACTCAGTTGTTTTAGTTTTTGGGTCCTTTACTTTTTCAAAATTATAAATACTACAAGTATCTCTCCATAACTTTTGCAAATTTCTTACCATTGTAATCTCCTATATCTATATAACTCATTATCTTTACCAATCAATAAATCATTTAGCATAAACTCAAATAATTCCTCAGGTGTTTTTACTGTATCTGAATAAGTTTCAGTTGTATCCCCTTCTTTTATAGATTTTAAAACAGAGGAGAAATCATAATCTTTAAGCTCTCCATTGAGCTTTTTAAAATTAAGTATTTCTCCTGCTGCTTTATCTACTAATATATATTTTAGTCCATCTGGAATGCTATCAAATGTATAATTTTGATTTGTAAAATTATTAATGCTAGATAAGGCTTTTTGTAAAAAATATTCTATACTTGTAGCTTCATCTAATTTAAATAACTTTAGTTTTTCAATCACCATTTCTTTGAAATTTTCCATAATTATCCTCTTGAAATTATTCTAACTATTGGAATAGATTTATGATCTATTACTTCTCCATCTTCTGATTTTACTAATTCCCAGTTAGCACCTTTTTCTAATTCTGTATCATCAGGGGATATTGTAGTAGATGTTTTATAAGAAATTCCAAATGGAGCATAGCATAATCTTTTTCTTGATATTAAAGTATCTTCTCCACCATTTTTATATGGGTTTCTTGCCATTTCATAAGGATGTAATGTTCCTAAATCTTCATAGTCAAATGCTCCTACTCCTAACAAGTAAGTAGAATACTTTGTTCCTGTTGGAACTAATGCAGCATATTCCCCTTCTTTAGCAGTCCATTTAGTATCAAATTTTGCACCATTTACTGTTGCAACTGAAACTTCTTTTTCTCCTGTTCCAGCAGTAGTAATTTTTAATGCTTCTGGATGTGATGCTGTTACTTTTGCATATTTTTCTCCAGTAAACTTTTCAGCTGGCATTGAATCATCTATAAATACAACTCTACCATTCCAAGTAGCTAATCCTACTTCTCTTTGCATTCCATTTGCATCAGTTTGAGTAAAGTATTTTATTATTTGTAGATTTTCTAAGTTTGTAGCAACTGTTGAGTGCATAATTGCCATTTTGATAATGTTTTTATTATCTCCACAAGCTTTTTGTGATGCACTATTTAAAGTTGTAGCTCCAACTTCTCCATCTGCTCCTGCTTTTTGAGTTATATCAAATGTATGTGCCTCAACGAACTTAGCTTCTTCTCCACCAGTCATTGAGAATACTCCTTTTAATATTTTTATTAATGTATTTTGATAAACTTCAGCCCAGTAATCAACTAATTGAGCAGCAACATTATCCATAAAATTAACTCCACCTGTTATATCAAATGAAAAGTCTTTTTCAGTCCATGCGGCCATTCTACCAATTGTAATTACTCCTCTATTATATGTTTTTGTAGATCCTGCAGTTAAATCTGTTGAACCATTATAGTTTAAAGGTGTTCCTCCTATTTTTCCAAGCATTGGTAATACTGCATAATGAGTTCCTGTTTGGTTTGCAAAAGCATCATGTATTTCCTTATTACCTCTAATTGCCCCACATTTTAATAATTCATTCTTTTTAGTGTTAGGTATTCTACTAGAATACTTTCCAAATGCCTCTGCATTAAATGTTTTTGAATCGAAATATTTTGCCATTTTTTATCTTCTCCTTTTTTATAAATTGTTAATATCTAAGTTAGGATTAGCTTCTAACATAGCTACCATTTCTGAATAAGTTTTTGGTCCATCTCCACCAGGAGTTTTATTATTTCCATCACCAGGTTTAAATCCATTTGGATTAGCTGGTTGTTTTTCAATCTCAAATAAATATGGATCTGACTTTTTCAAATTAGATAATTGTTCTTCTAATCCTACAACCTTACCATCTTTTAAATCTGCTTTTTCTAAGTCTAATAAAGCTTTTATTGCTTTTGAATTCTTTCCTTTTGCTCCTGTTATAGCAACATCAACTGCATTGTTTAATTGTAAATTAAATAGGTCTTTTGCATATTTTTCAGCAGCAGTTTTATTATCATTTTGAAGTTTTTCAATTTGAGCTTTTAATTCTTTATTATCTCCAACAGATTTTTCTAACTCTTTTAATTGCTTGTCTCTTTCAGCAAGCTGTGTTTCTAAATTCTTTTTAGCTTCTAATTCTTCATTAAAACGACCTTTTGGAACAAAACTTTCCATGTATGTTTTATGAGCTCCTAAAACTTTATCGGCTTGTTCTGATGTAAGTCCTAATGCTATTAATTGTTCTTTTTCCATTTTTTCACTCCTTCATTTTTATCGTTGTATGCCAACGTAATTGGTTGTCTTGTTCTTTATCGCCTACAATACTAAAAAGGCGAGATGTTTGTTTAAATATATAATAAGTTTATTTATTATTTGAATTTAATCACCCCCTTTAAATAAAAAAGAGGAGCTTTTATACTCCTCTTAGTGTTTGATTAATCAAAATGTGTAATTAAGATTAATTCATTTTTATTATTTCTATGTACTGTCATCTTATCAGTTAATCCAGTTTTATCTAAATCTTGAATTTTTTCTGTTATTAAAAATTGTTCTTTTAATAACTTTTGTTTTAACTTATTGGCTTCACTTCTTAAATATTCCAGCCCATATTCTATATTTTTGTTTCCAATTTCTTTTACTTCTTTGAAATAATTTTCTAAAAAGTCTTTATATTTTTCATACACCCCATATTTCTTACAA